TATCTCAAACCATAAATAACAAGCTTCTTTTCGTCTATATCTTAGACCACAATTATTACTAATCTTCATCATCTCATTAAAGATTAGAAAGATAGATTCATCTCCTTTCTCTAATATATATATTAAATCTCCCCCTAACTTTAATAATTCATCTGTATCTCCTTCTCTTTTATATTTTAATACCTTATCTAGTGATAAATTATTTGATATATATGATTTATGTCTATACCAGTTATTTACATAACTAGTTATTCTATTCCTTTTACCTTTCATTGCTAGGTCGCAGAAATCTAATAAAAGATGTTTTTTACCCCTATCTTTATCATATTCATCCAGTATTCTACTACACTCAGAAATGATATATACTTCACCCAATGATAAATCTTCCATAAGAAGAATTTTTAAACGATTAATAAGATTCGTAATAAGACCTGCTCCTTTCGGATGATCTTGAAAAATACTCATTTCCATGACACACCAAGTAAACTTTTCCTTTTCACCTCTTCGAAAATATTTACAGATACCCGATTTGAGTATGTTTGCTGAGTATCCATGCTCGCTCGTATTATTAAAGCAAGTATGAACAATCATCTTAAATGAAATATATTTAAGATAAAAAATAATAATTAAAATCAAATTTATAGTTAATATACATCTTTTTCGGGATTAAAATATTTATACATTGCTTTGACATTATTTTTACATTGACAGAAATATGGATCTTGACCACATCTTGAGCAAGTAGGATTTACTGTATTTTGTCCGTTTTTTTTTTGAGAACTCTCCCCCCCCTGATTTGATTTTGATGATTCTTTTTGAGTAATCTGTCCCTTCTGGTTAGATTTCGGTGTTTCTTTTTTCTTCATCTTATTATAGAGATGATAGCTGACGATGAAATCCATTTTGTTAATATGTTTGTTATTTATTTAATAAAATAAAATTGAGAATCAAATTTTAAATGCTTGTGCATTCATTAATATTCTCAAAAGATAGTGATCCTCCGAACTGATATACCCAAGGTTCTTTGTTTAATGATACACATTGATTAATAAAATGATTAGATGAACCACATTTACGACATAAATTATTCATTTCACAGTATAATTGTGCTGCCATTACTTTATCATAACTGGTTAGATTTTCTTTTGTAAAGAGTGACCCTCTTACATTATCAATTCTATGATATACCATTCTTTGAATAGTTTCAGATAACTCCCATAATTCATCTTGTTTTTTAGTGAATGGTTTTAATATACGAATAGGTGGATATAATTTTGTCCATTGTGATCCAAAACCATTAAAGTGATCTTCTATTCTTTTTTTAGGATTAATAGATTCACCAATATAATATTTACCCGACTCAAGTTCAAGAACATATACTTGTTTAACTTTTTTCGGTAAACAAGATGTTATACGATTCATAATAAATATTATAAAGATTAATCTTTTAAATTAAATTTGATATTTTATTTATTATTCTCTAAATAAACTATATCAAAAATGGAATTGATTCCAGATGAGAATAATTCACCTATTTCACCTAAAAAAAATTATGTTATAGATGACGAATTAATTGAAGATAAAGTATTTTGGTTTGAGAGAAGTTTAGATAAAGAGTGTTGTGTTTATGGTTGGGGGAGAGGATTAAGAAAGGCTGCACAATTATACAAAGAAAATATTATCCTAGAAAATGATTTAAAAAAGAAAGAAAATGAAATACGATTACATAAACAAAAAATAGAGCATCTTCGGATGCTATTAGAGACAAAAACACCTAAAATAAGAAATAATAATTTACTAGATGAAATATCTACACCTGATATTTTAACACCGTAAATAAAATCGCCAAAATAATATATATATATTCTTTATAAATGAAAATTGATCAAGATATCATCCAGAGAATTAAGGTAACAGGTATCTTCATGCTTCAATTTTATAAGGTCATTACTGGGACTATGTTGACTCTTTTTGTTCCACAGGCTTGTGGTTATAAAGAAGAAATCTCTAACAGCTCTGGGATACTCATCCCAGATGGATTGAGGATATGTAGTATTACTGAGAATCTTGAAAACAATGAAATCTATCATCGATTCACACTATACTTTAATATGTTATCTTTTTTTTGCTTTATATATGTTTATATTTTAGAATTACAAAGGGAAAATTGGGCAATTAAATATTTAGATGTTGACAAAGATAAACCAGATAATAATTTGAAAGAAATAATAATCAATGAACCCAAATTAGATAAAAAAATGGATCGGTTAAACAAGTTGTATTTCTATGGCTTAAGTGTTACAGCATTTGTTTATATGATTAATATGTTGCTAATGATAAATATCTTGTATCAAGATTATCATAGTGCTAGCACTCTCTCTTGTTTTGTAAGTTTTACATTATTAGTTCAGATGAAATTATATAATAGTTTATCTGTTGCTTACTATTCAGTAAAAGATGATAAAATGATGAGTGCTTTTATGAGTGAATTTGTTTCATACAACGTATTAGATAAGGATTATATTAGTGAAAATACAAATAATCCATAAAAATTTTAAATACTATTCACTAAATGTTCCATTAAGATTGCTATCGTTAAAGGTCCAATACATCCGGGGACAGGAGTAATATATTTTACACTTGATAAAACATCATCATAATTTACATCTCCAACAATACCAGAATCAGTATGATTAATACCAACATCAATAATAATTGAATCTTTTTTTATCCAGGATGAATCTATTAAATGAGGTGAACCACAACATGATATTAATATATCAGCACTTTTAGTGATATCTTTTATATTTTTAGTGTGAATATTACACAATGTAGTTGTAGCACCATTATGTAATAAGAGCAAAGATAAAGGTAATCCTATTACTTTACTAGAACCTACGATAACTATATGTTTACCTAAAATATCAATTTTATGATATTGTAATAATCTAAAACAACCTTCTGCTGTGCAAGATATAATAGTAGATTTATTCAGCATAAGTTTACCCATATTATGATGATGAAAACCATCTACATCTTTTTTAGGGTTGACTGAATTTAATATCTCATATTCATCTTCTACAGTAAAATTATCGGGTAAGGGTAATTGAACAATAATACCTTTAATATTATCATAATTATTCAGAGCATTTATATTTTTTATGATTTCTTTAATAGGTTTATTTTTAGTATAAAGATATAAAAATGAATCTATTCCTAATTCATCACATTTCTTACGTTTAAGATTAATATATGTATTTGAATCTTTTCTATCTCCAACCTGAATAATTGCTAAGCCCGGTTTATTATCCGATTTTATTAATTTACTTTGAATATTTTTATAAATATCAGTTGTTAAACCATTGCTCTTTAAATCTTTAGCCATTTATATGTGCTTTGAGGATATTTTAATAATATATTTTTAAGCATTTTCTACTATGATTTGAATATTCTTTAAAAATCTTTCCAATGAATCAATGTTAGGATACATGCTTCTAAAACTTCTTAAAGTATTTATTTTATGATTACTATTATCGGCTTCAGATTTAATATGATCTTGTAGTTTTGTAATTTTTTGATTATTTGAATTGATTTTATCTATTTTTTTCTTTTTAGTAGATTCATCGTCACTATCTTTTAATTCGGGTAATTTTATCTTTATATCACTGGTAAAACCTTATCCTTTAATTCATTAAATTCTCTAAATATATTTTCTTCTTCTTTAATTAATTCTTGAAATCTAGTGAAACTATACCAATAAAAAAAGTATTCTTACTAATTTCTTTATCAGATTTACTATCTTTTATAATTAAGTTTTCATCGTGAATAAAAAATTCATAATGTTCTTTTAATAAGTCATTACATAATAAGCCAGATGTAATTCTATTTTTAAATCGAAGATTATTTTGTTTTCTTTTTGGAATTCAGAGATGATTTTGTGACACATTAAAGATATAATGTTTATAATATAATCATAATTTAAACGTTATAAAAGACTATTTTAAAATATTTAAATGATAAATAATATACAATTGAGAAATAAAAGAACATACATAATTTAAATAAAGGATATTTATTTTCTGGTACAAAAATGTAATAAATAAGAGTTATAATTAATGAAGAAATAAACATACTTGTAAATAGTTCTTTATTAAGATTATCGTTATCAATTTTAATACATCTTTGAAGATTCTTTTTATGAAATTCTTCAGAAATAATATTTTCTTCTAAGAATTGGTCTAAAATATTGACTTCGGTGACTACTCCAAAGATATTATTACTTTTTAATTCATCTCTAACTGTAATATAAAAGTCTTCATAATTCTCTAAACTCATTTCATAAGAAAGAGACATATTATAAAAATATTTTTGAATTTTTAAAAAAATAAGATATCAAATTTAAACAAGTTTTTGTAGTCGTTCAACCGGTTTTAAAAGATAACCGAAATAGACAGCTAAACCAGTAATTAATGCGACAATAATACTACTAGATACAGGGGTCATTTTATGATGATCTAACATCTGTATATATTCATTTGATTTATCAATAGGTAAATAAGCGACGACCAGAGGTAATACTAAATTTAATGCGACAGCAATTAAAACCGAGTTTAAAATACATTTCATTTCGTGGTCCATATTTTATAATAGTATATAGAAAAAAATAATCTAATTTATATTATTTTTTGTGTTTTAAGATTTTTTGTTTTTAAGATTTTTTGTTTTTTACCAAGTGATGCTGGAGTATTTGATATAATCTTTTGGTTGTCTACCTTTGGACTTCTTGAAGACTAATGATACACTATATTTTCTATCTAGACTATCTTTGATGGATTGAATAGTTTCCTCTGTGTAGATTTCTTTGTCAAGGCGAATACCCTCATAGAGACGCGTCCTGCTGTCAAAGAGAGAATGAATACCTCTTACAGCACCCTCAATATATGTGGGTGAATCTTTGATAGTTCGGAGAATTGCTTGTTCCAATTCTGATTCAAGAGATTCGGGATCATCTGCGGTATCAACTGAAAACTTAATGATATGTCCTCCATTGACATCATCAAGTTCTGAACTGTCTTCCATTTGGACGATACCAGGAATATAATTGCATTTCGGATCAACATGGGCAAGTTCTTCGCTAATCAACCCGTGAACGTCTGGATTGTAGAGAACATATCCCAAGAGATAGCAATATCCTTCGCATTTACCTGAACCATAAACCGAGATCGGAGAGAACCTGACCTTTTCAGGTTGGTTCAGATTCTTGATATCGCGACTAGTATAGTGCGAGATATTGAGACGTTTCTTGGAATTGATAGCAATGTCAAGGTTGCTGCTGTCTTCATCCCACGAAGATCTCTTCTTATTGTGATGAAGATAAGATGCCGATGGTTGAGACGCTGGAGTAACGCGCGCACATGAGTCAAGCAACTTCTTGATAGCAGCTTTGTCAGGGTTCTCTGAAAGAAGTTCGGGTTTGTCTTCAAAGAGATTGATTAGATCGATGGGTGAAATCTGATTGAATTTTAATTTTCCGTTAAAGTCTTTTTCGATGTCTTTGAAAGCGAACTTAACAGGAACTGACATAATCCATTGATTTCCAAAACCATCTTTTATGATCCCATCATTCTTGCGTTTCAATCCGCCAAGGTTCATTGCTCTGGTAACGGTTGAGAGTTCATCCATACCCCCCTCTTTCCACGCCATAGAATATTTACGAATTAGTTCTTCGGCCGTCTGAGAGACGTAAATCTCTACATCATTGTGAGCACCATTTGACCGATAACCACACATTCTACCAAGGAGACCCTGAAGGATCGTATCGGCGTTTGGATGAGCAGATTGTTCGTAAACCATAGCGATATGCATCTTGGGAACAACCTGTCCCATACGAAACTTACCACAGATGTGGACAAGTGTCGTTTTGGTTGGTTGAACCTTCATGAACTCTAAAGAACCTTCGCCACCAAATACAGACACATAATCGCAACCAGTAGAAGAAGCGATAGTCCGCATCATATCGCTGTCCTTCTCGGCACACAGAGTGCGGACAACGACATATTTCTGATGGTATTTCGGTGAATTCTTCCTCAAAACCGATGCCATATGAGCACAATCAGAGGCCTTGATATTCTCTGCTTCAAATTTGATGCATCCCTTCTCGAGGAGTTCAGAGACACCAATGTATCCTGACCCAGGATGCATGAAGTATAAATTCTTGGTGGAGAGTTCAACCCCATTCAGAAATGCGCTCTCCTCGGAGGTCCAATCAGATGTTTGAACCTTCTTGTTAGCGACAATCTCCGAGAAAGGAGTCGCCGAAACTCCAAGAATGTAGCAACGTTTCTTCAAGAGTTCCGAAAAATCACCCATGAGCGCCTTGTCCAAATGGTTTTTCAGATAGAAATTCTTGAATGGGATGTTGTTCTTGCTCTGCGCCATATGCGATTCGTCATGAACCACAAGGGTTTCATCTGAAATCTCGTCAATCTTGTGAAGATCTTGGGAGAAGTGAATGCCGATAGTGGCATCCATGAGACGAAGAGCGCCATTTGTATCTCCATCAGCGATAGTTTCTCGCTGGAAACTCTTGAATGCGCTGAGAAGATCATCTCTGGTCTGCGCCCTGAGAGATGTATCGGATGATCCACAGATGATGACGACATTCTTCACCAAGCCGAGACGAACCATCTCCAAGGCGGTGAAGAGATATGTACCAGTCTTGCCACTCTGCATCTGCGCCAAGAGGACGGTGAAAGGTTGTTCTTGTGTGAACTTGTCGATGATCTCGGTACCGGCTTGTCGTTGTTCTTGGTGAAACGCCATGTTGGTGATGAAGAGAGAGAGTAGTTAGAGCAAGTAGTAGATAGAGAGAGTAGTAAGCGTAAGCAAGCTGTGAAGTGTTAACTCAGTGTGTGTTTTGTGATTAAAATGTTCTTAAATCAAATCAAATTTATGAACAAATGTAAAAATTGACGGTTTAATTTTCTTCTAATTCAGTCATAGCACTTAAATCCATACCAACCAGACTTGTTTGTGATGAACTCTTTTTCATTTTGCCAAACTTATGTTTCATATACAATAAAGATCCCTCTAATGTAATAACAGATAAACAATTCATCATAATAGGATATTGTTCATGAACTAATGTATAAAAAAGAAAACAACTATTCGCTGTAATATTTAATCGCATAGTATTTTCAGATAAATCATTAGCACTTTGACTTTTATAAACTTTGTAAACTTGAGGAACTCTTGATACTAAACCACAAGCTGTACCAAAAAGAGATACAAAAGAAGCAATTGTCTCTATATTAAATTCCATTATAAAAAATTAATATATCTATGTTTTAAATAATGAAAAAAAGAAAATATCATACGAAAAATAAATATAAAAATAAAAAATATAAGAAACATAAAAGAAAAACTATTCATAAAAAACGTTTAAAATATAAAAGAATAACAAGATTAGGTAGGAAATGGATCAGACAGATGGAACTATTTATGAAATCGGTTCAAGAGTAATAATATCTTCTTCAGATATAGAATTTTCAGCGATTACTATAATCTCTGCTCTAATACGATTAATTGCCTCTCTGAGACATATAGCGAATGAAGCACCGCTATGACCCGAACTATCTGTAAGTCTATCAAGTATATTTGTATAATATCTATATTCAGGATTTTGCGACCATGCATACCCTGTATTTTCATCCGGATTAAAACTAATGAAGAAATTACACATATTATTATCAGATTTAATTGAAGTAATCATTAAATTTACAGCTCTTTCCCAAGTTGTATCTGACATTGTTAAAATATATTTAGTTTGATTTAAAAATATATTTAATCAAATTTTAGTAAAGAGTTTATTTTCAAAATCATACCATAAGTGAGATTTATAACCATCTTTTAAATCATTTACAGAGAATATTCTTTGTTTATGAAGGATAATTTTAATTCTATTTTTCCATTGTTTATTATTTTTCTTGCGAATATCATTTATTAACTTAACACCATTAAAATCTTTTTTATAATTAGTATATTCACATATAGGAAATCTTATAGGAATTTTCCCATTATAATTCATTAAATAACCACAAGGTATTAATGGTTTAATTATATAAGTTGAAAACCCCGGTTCAATATCATCTTCTTCATTAAATCTTATATTTTCGAAAATAGATGTTTTTATGAATCCTGGATATAATATTTGAATATCTTCTCTAAGATTATTCGTTTTTCTCTTATGTAAGATAGATGATATATATATTTCCTCATTTAATACTAAATTATAAATATTATTTACTAAATAAGGATCTTTAAATATTTCTCTAAGAATTAACTTTATAAGAGTATCGCGATACATATTTTATTTTATTGGAATTTAAATATTCAATATATCAAATTTAATATGAATTATAATTTTTATACGCTTTTAATACTTTCAATAATTATAGGATCGCCAATTATATTCTTAAAAAATGATATATTAAAGAAGTTTAGTATTACCGAAGAAATAATAATTGTCTCTCTTGGTATCTTAACAATTGTATCAATAATATATTTTTTATATGAAAATAATTCATTACAAAATTTATTAGAGAAATGTAAAACAGAAAAATATAAATTATGTTTATATGTTTCATTGATAACAATTTCATTATTAATTGGGAATTATATAATAAAAACCGAAGGAAAAGTTATCCGATATAAAAGTTTTCAGAGAGCATTAAGTTTAATATTAATGTTGATACTTGGTCATTATATATTCGGTGAAAAGATAACAATTAATACTTGTTTGGGAATCGGTATAATCATATTAGGACTATATATTTTAGATAGGTAAAAT